GAAATTCCAGCAGTTTCTCCGCTTCATTGTTCAATTAATTCTTTTTTCGATAAAAATGTAGAACAGAGAGACCTTACAGTTAATATTACCAAAGCCATAGCAAGTTAGTTAAATTATTAAAATAGATCAAATGAGTGAACAAGTGAGTGAGCGTTTCATTGCAAGTTTTGATTTCGATGTTGCATTGTTATCTGAAGCTGAATTTTTGGAAATGATCGCTGCCGCTGAACTGCGAAATAGTGGACAAATTAACACAAGCATGGCTCTTGGTGAGGCTATTTTTAATATAGCTAGTGACACCTCTTATAAATCCTATTTAGAAATAGGAACATGGAAGGGGACAGGTAGCACAAAATGTTTTCTTGATGCATTGTTACCGAGAGACGATAACTGGTCCTTTTATTCACTTGAGTCCGACCCAAGTTTTTACAATCAAGCTATTAATTTTTGGTCAGACGTAGAAAAAAACCCTAAAGTTAATCTTTTGCTTGGAAGGATTATTGACGAAGACGAATTGATAGACATCAACAATCTTAAAAAGCAAGACGCATTCAGAGAGGAATATCCTATCTGGAAACAAAAAGATCTTAATAATTATCGGCAGGTTGAAAACGTGGCGCATTTATTGCCTGATTTTTTTGACGTTATTTTTCTAGATGGAGGTGAATTTTCAACTTTGGCAGAGTTTCATAAACTTAAAAACAAATGTTCTGTCTTTATCTTAGATGATACTAACGAACTAAAAACAAAAGAATGCCAACGCATTCTAGAAGAGTCTCAAGATTGGATCTCATATCAAAGAGGTGATTTTGATAGACATGGTTATAGCATTTACAAAAGATATGAAAGTAGCATTTAATAATTTAAATGCTCAATGGGAACTCATTAAGCACAACTCCCTAAAACAAATAGATAAACTGTTTGAAAACAGTGATTTTATTTTAGGTGGCGCTGTAAGTGATTTTGAGGAAGACTTCGCTACTTACATAGGTTGTAGATATTCTGTAGGAGTCTCTAATGGAACAGATGCCCTGAAGTTATCAGCTTCTGCCCTGAATCTAAAAGGGCGCACGGGAGTGATAATTCCCGCTAACACATTTGTAGCGACCATCCTTGGCTTAGAGCAGGGTTTTGGTAATGCAGACTTTATTCTAACTGACTGTGACGACTACCACCAGATGGATATTTCTAAATTGATATCCTTGGTATCTGAAGCAAGATCAGACTATGACAATTTAGTTATCGTTCCTGTTCACCTATATGGCTATAGCTGTAACATGGAGGCAATACAGGATATTGCTACAGAATATGATTGCATAATTCTGGAAGACGCTTCTCAATCCCATGGTGCATTATTTAAGCAGTGCAAAACGGGATCTTTTGGCAAAGTTTCAGCCTTCTCTCTTTACCCTGGAAAGAACTTAGGCGGGGCAGGAGATGCAGGAGTAATTACCACTAATGATACAGATATTTATAACCGTTTAAAAAACCTCAGAAATTTAGGGTCAGACAAAAAATACATTCATACAGAAAAAGGATACAATCACCGACTCGACACAATCCAAGCTATCATCCTAAAAGAAAAATTAAAACACTTAGACTACTGGAACGAAAGCAGAAGGAAGATTGTCTCTCACTATGAAGCAGCTATTGACAACAGCTTTGTAAAATTACCCCTTAATCCAGATAATTGCACACCAGTTCATCATGTTTATCCTGTTTTAGTAGAAGACAGAGAGAAATTTCAGAATCATTTAGACTCTTATAATATCCAACATGGAATTCATTACCCTATTCTTATAGAAAAAATGCCCATGTATAAAGACTTGAAAGGTCAACCTAACTCCAAAGCACTAAGTTTTAGCCATCAAATGGTAAGCTTACCAATTCACCCTTTTATGGATATCGAAGAGGTTGAATACATGTGTCACTCAATCAACCAGTATCAATATTAGTATGAAAATTTTAATCACAGGAGCGAATGGCTTTTTGGGCCACCACTTAGTTAAACAATTAAAGGATAAGCATCAGCTACTTACTCCAACAAGTGTAGAGCTAAACGTATCAGATATAGATGATCTTCACGATTACATCTCTTCGAATGGCCCAAACATTATCATTCACCTAGCAGCCGTTTGTGGAGGGATTGGTGCGAATCAAGAATCTCCCGCCGATTTCTTTCTTCATAACTCTTTAATGAGTTTAAATATTTTATCAGCTTCAAGTTATTACAACATAGAAAAACTTATTACCTTAGGCAGTGTTTGTTCTTATCCAAAGTTTACCCCAGTTCCGTTTAAGGAGGAAGATCTATGGAATGGTTATCCAGAGGAAACAAATGCCCCTTATGGAATCGCCAAGAAAAATCTTTTAGTGGGATGTCAGGCTTATCATGACCAATACGCTAGAAACTTCATTCATTTAATCCCTGTTAACATGTATGGAGAGCACGACAACTTCAACCCTGACAGTTCTCATGTCATCCCTGCTTTGTTGAAAAAATTTATAGAAGCAAAAGAAACAGGAGAAGCGTCAGTGGAGGTGTGGGGTGATGGGTCTGCATCTCGCGAGTTCCTTTATGCTGGTGACTGTGCTAAAGCTATCGAACTTGCAATGGATAACTATAACTCGCCCAAACCAATCAACATTGGGACGGGGCAAGAAATATCAATCAAAAATCTTGTTTATTTAATTAAGGATATAGTAGGATTCAAAGGGGAGATCGTGTTTGATCCCACCAAACCTAATGGCCAACCCCGCAGGTGCTTAGACACTTCAAAAGCAGAAAAAGAATTTAACTTTAAGGCATCAACGAGTCTTGAGGATGGTCTACTTAAAACTTATAACTGGTATATCAATTCATGAAGAAAATATTAATCACTGGGGTGACGGGTCAAGACGGAAGTTTGATGGCAGACTATCTCCTAAAAAATACAGAACACTCTATTATAGGAGGAGTTAGACGCTTAAGTGTCAAGAACCACATTAATATTGAACATTTACTTGAAAATCCCCGTTTCTTTCTAATTGATTTAGATGTTACCGATTCTCAAAATGTGGATAAAGTTGTTGAAGAACATAAGCCCGATTATTTTATTAATTTTGCAGCAAACTCTTTTGTGGGTTGTAGCTGGGATATGCCCCACAACCACATGCAGACAAACTGTATGGCGGTTTTAAATCAACTAGAGTCCATTCGTCGCCACGCTCCACATTGTCGATATTACAACGCAGGAAGCTCTGAGGAGTTTGGAGATGTTGTAACTGTCCCACAGAATGAGGAGCATCCGTTACGCCCTAGAAGCCCTTATGGAGCCTCTAAATGTGCCGCTAGACACTTAGTGAAGGTATATAGGGATTCCTACGACCTCTATGCAGTGCAAGGTTGGCTTTTTAACCATGAAGGAGTTCGTCGTGGGGAAGAATTTGTAACCAGAAAGATCACAAAAAATGTTGCCAGAATCTTGAAAGAGTTCGAACAAGGAAAAGAAATAACCCCCCTTGAATTGGGAAATCTAGATGCCAAAAGGGACTGGAGCGATGCGGAGGATTTTGTAAGTGGCATCTGGCGAATGCTAAACCAAGACAGGGAAAAGCCTAAAGATTATGTTTTATCGTCTAATGAAACTCACACTATTAGAGAGTTTGTTGTAGAGGCGTTTAACTTTGCAGGTTTCCATAGAAGCATTTGCGAGTGGCGTGGCGAAGGACTAGATGAGAAATATTTTCATGGCAAAGACTGCTTTGTTAGAATTAATAAAGATTTTTATCGTCCTGCTGAAGTTGATTTATTATGGGGAGATTCAACGAAAGCTCGCGAAGAGTTAGGGTGGACCCCCAAGTCTAGCTTTATTCAGCTTGTTAAAAAAATGGTTGACAGGGACACAGCATCTGTTATGTATCCATAGTGGCAAAGTCTAAAGGTCCGAACAAAAGACATATTATTTTTCGCTTATTGGAAGTTCCCGATAAGGGTAGGCGACCTTTTTTCGCTAGAGAAATGAAGCTCTTAAATGATCTTTGTGAGCGTTATTCTTTAGAATTTATGAATATTGTCGATTTTGGTAGAAAATTTGATTCATTGACATATCTTACTAGCGTTAAGCTAAAAGAAGCTCTTGACCAAAAATTCAGAGCTTTCAATTTTAGGGTTGATCTATCCAAATACGAAGTCTACAATATCGGAGACAAAGTAGGGGAAGATGCTGTTATCCCCCCCAAAAACAAAACAATAAAAGATTTTTTAGATGAGTAACACTGTAAATCCCGAAGACATCCTTGGTAACTACCTAAAGGCAAACAAAGACGATCACTACAATTTTGAAGAGACCGTGGAATATAAAGTCTCAAGCGGATCATTGCAGCTAGACCTGTATTTGGCGGGTGGGTTTGGACCTGGGTTACATCGCTTTACAGGTGTCAATGAAGGTGGGAAAACCTCTGAATCTCTTCAAGTAATGAAGAACTTTCTTGGGACGCTCGACAAATCAAGGGGTCTTTACATCAAGGCCGAAGGGAGACTCGGGCCTGAAGTTCAAGAGAGATCTGGAGTAAAGTTTGTTTTTACCCCAGAGGAATGGGTGGATGGAACCTGTTTTGTGTTTGAGAGTAATATTTATGAAACAGCAATGGGTCTCATTCGCCAGCTTATCACAAATAATGAGGAAAAGATTAAATATTGTTTTATATTGGACTCTGTAGACGGGCTGATTAGAAAAGATGACTTGGGAAAGAATTTTGATGAGAGTGGTAAGGTTGCGGGGGGAGCAGTTATTGCTTCTGATTTTTGTAAAAAAACAAGCACTGCACTAGGAAAGCGTGGACACATGGCAATATTTATCAGCCAAGTTAGAGCAGACATAAAACTTGACCCATACTCGAAATCCCCTGTGCGTCAAACTACAGCAACAGGAGGAAACGCGCTCCTGCACTTCGCCAATAACATTATGGAGTTTGAGCCTCGATTTAAAGGGGATCTAATACTTAAAAATCCCTCTGTTAAAACGATGGATACCAAGAAAAACCCTATCATTGGCCATCACGCAAAAGTAACAATTAAAAAATCCGCTCACGAAAACACCAACACTACAATTTCCTACCCTATTCGTTATGGTCGAACTGGTGGAACATCCATATGGATTGAAAAAGAAGTTATTGACCTTCTATATGCTTGGGAATTTGTAGAAAAAAAGGGAGCATGGATTAAACCTAGCGATGACTTTAAACAACTGCTTGAATCTCAAAATCTAGAGTTTCCTGATAAAATACAAGGAGACAACAATCTCTTTAAAACAGTTGAAGAAAACTCTGATCTCTGCAAATTTTTAATAGATTATTTTAAGGAAGAAATAGGGGCATGAAGTTTATTGACGAATACGGCAAAGAAAGAAACCTTAAAAACGCAAAAAAATATTTAATAGATTGGGATAAGCCGAGTCGCAGTAAATTTCAAACGGCTGTAAAAAAATTTCTATTTCCGTATTGGAAAAACGACATTGTTTTTGAAGAGTTTCGGGTTGCAGGAAGTCGGCTGACTCTTGATTTTTACAACGCTAATAAAAAAATAGCTGTAGAAGTTCAGGGGGCGCAACACACAAAGTTTGTCAAGTTCTTTCACAAGAACCGCTTTAAATATTCCGATCAATTAAAAAGGGATCAAAAAAAGTTTGACTTCTGTCAGGCGAACGATATAAAGTTGGCAGAGGTCTACCCAAACGACACTATTACAGCTTCACTATTTAATGATCAGGAGATATACTTATGAATTTAGAGGATCAAGACGATAACGAGTTTTCCCTTCCTACAGAAATGGTTGATAACCTTTACGAGTTGTCTGGTGGCCCCGATAAGTATAAAGGTGTTATCATTGCTGTTTCCTCAGAAAACGGAAAGCCACTCGTTTATACAAAATTTGATTGTGGCATGACTGAACTAGCCCTAGTTAAAACACTAGAGGATTATATAAGAAGTATGCAGGAGGAGAGAAAGGCTCAATCAGAATGATCTATAACCTAGAGCTAGAAAAACAGCTATTGGCGGGTCTTCTTAAAGACCCCGAAAGTTTTGCTGAGATCTCAAATTTTATTGATACTTCAGATTTTTATTCTGAGCAAAGCCCACTTAACTCAACAATTTTCCGCATCATTCAACAAGCCTTGAATGGTGGCGATGAGGTAGATGAAATAATCATCGCACAAAGAGTAAACGAGGTGGGACTCTCCTTTGAGGATAATTTAAATCCATCTGATTACATTAAATCTTTAACCTTAAGAAAGGTTCCTGTAGGAAATACAGTTAAAACTGCCAAAGAATTAAAAAAGTATTCTATTAGAAGGGAAATACTTCAATCTTCGCAGGAGATTGCAAAAAAAATGAAGAACATACCTCCTGATGCATCTTACAGGAGTATTGTTGAATCGGCTGACACAATCTATAATTCACGGATCAACCTCTACGAGCTTGGAAATGACACTCCTCAAAATATCTATGAGGAAATGGAGTCCCTAGTCGAAGAAAGGGGCAACAATCCTCTTACAGAGTTTGGGATGATGGGTCCACATCCAAAAGTGAATGATATTTACGGCTCGCTTCTTCGCGCTGGCAATATTACCGTTATTGTGGCTCGGTCAGGAGTTGGTAAAACAAATTTCTGCATGGACTACTGCACTAAAGTAAGCCTTAAATATGATGCTCCCGTCCTCCATTTTGATAATGGTGAGATGAGCAAAGAGGAGCTTATCATGCGACAATGTGCAGCCTTATCAGGAGTTCCCATGCATCTACTGGAAAGTGGCAAATGGAGACAGTCAGGCGAAACTGTAGTCAATAAGGTCAGGAGCGTTTGGAATAAAGTAAAAGACTTAAAGTTTTACTACTATAATGTGGGAGGCATGGATGTAGACTCTATGGTCAACACCCTTAAAAGGTTCTACTATTCCAAGGTGGGAAGAGGTAATAAGATGATTTTCTCTTTTGATTATATCAAAACGACCTCAGAGAACATCGCCAATAAGTCAGAGTGGCAGGTGGTAGGCGAAATGGTAGATAAGTTTAAGAAATGCGTTCAAAAAGAAATCTTATGGGAAGGAGAGCCAATCATTCCAATGATTACATCTGTCCAATCAAATAGATACGGGATCACAAACAACAGAACAGCACAAACTATAGTAGACGACGAATCCATCGTCTCCCTGTCAGACAGAATCACTCAGTTCTGCTCTCATATGTTTATTTTGAGAAACAAAACTGCTGATGAAATTGAAGTTGAGGGGCAAAGATTTGGAACGCATAAACTTATCAACGTTAAGGCTCGGCACCTTGGTGACGATATTGCTGGCGCAATAGAACCCGTAAGAGTTGGTGATAGCCTTCGTAAAAATGCTATAAATTTAGATTTTAATAATTTTAATATTAGCGAATGTGGCGATTTGCGAGATATAGCAAGAGTGTTGAATGGCGAGGAGGATTTAGACAGTGATGGACGACAAGAAACAATACCAGACTTCGGTGAGTTCTGAGGATTTCCAAGGACTCTTGGAGTCTTTAGGATACAAACTGATTGACTGTGGCGACCACTGGAGAAGCTCTGCTCTTTATAGAGAGGGAGATAATCCAACTGCTTTAAAAATCTATAAAGACACGGGTGTATGGATGGATTTTGTGCAAGATAAAGGATGCAAGCCTTTTGAAGCGCTAATTAAGCTTACAGTAAAAGACCCTAAGCAACTATCTGAAATTTTAGGTAGAACCAAGACGGAAAACTTACCATCTTATACTCCTAAAAAACTAAATCAGATGGATAGGGTGTATCCCGAATCTTCACTAGATAAACTTTTTTCTAATTATCATTTTTATTGTAAGCGCAATATTTCTGAGCAAACTCAAAAATCTTTTAAAGCTGGACTTGCGGGAGTCGGAAAGATGTATAGAAGGATGGTCTTTCCTATATACAATGAACATCATCAAATTGTTGGCTTTTCTGGCAGAAAGGTTGACGATGATAACAACTATCCAAAATGGAAGCATATAGGACGTAGAAACAATTGGGTTTATCCAGCATTCACCAAAGGAAATGAAGTGGATGATAATATTAATTCAAAAAAACAAGTTATTTTAGTAGAAAGTATAGGCGATGCAATGGCTCTTTACGAACAAGGTATTAAAAATGTGCTGGTCATGTTTGGCCTATCTGTTAACGCTAACATTATTAGCTATCTTAGTAGCAAGTCTATTTGCTCTATATGCATTTCAACAAATAATGATCAAGGCAGTGGGGAAAATAGAGGACTTATCGCAGCGATAAAAACATTTATTAAATTATCTTCTTATTTCGACCTAGACAGATTAATTGTAAAATTTCCACCAAAACCCTATAATGATTTTGGTGACGCTCATTTAGATGGGTATGATTTTAAGAAAAATTGGCTTGAGAAAGAACACAATCAAGTTAAACAGCTAGACTATATCTGTAATTTCGTTAAAAATAATACCTCACGCTTCACTAAAAAAGAAATTAAGACCGCCTTAATGCTTAGTGATGCCTGATCCTCAAACACCTCTTTCGGCCAGCAGAATAAAAACAGCACAGTCCTGCGCGTGGCTTTACTGGTGTAAGTATAAGTTAAATCTTCCCGAAAAGAGCAATGATGGAGCCAGAAGGGGTTCTATTTGCCATTTGGTTTTTGAGGTATTGGGTCCAAGTAGGCGCAAAAAGCACTATGACAAAATCATTAAATCTCAAGATGTCTTTTGTGTTCCATCAATCAAGAGACTAATACTAAAACATGCCACCAAAGAAGGTGTGGATGATGATGACAACATCACTCTGATTAAGGAGATGATTTACAATGGTCTAACTTATGACTTTTTTGGTGACGATGGCAGTAAACCAACAGAAGAGTATTCTGAAAAGGATTTTGAGATAGTAAAAAAAGATGGTGCTATAAAGTATAAAATCAGAGGCTTTATAGATAAATTATTTCTTTATAAAAGAAAAAAATTCGCCCTTATACGAGATTTTAAAACAAGCAAATCAGTATTCAAAGGCAAGGATGCTACAGACAATTTACAAGATTTAATGTATAGCCTTGCAGTTAAAAATCTTTTTCCCGATTACTCTAACAGGGTAAGCGAGTTTTTGTTTTTGAAGTTTGATCTAGATGAAAACTCCAACAACTCAGGAGTGGTGAGAATGAAGCCTTTAGACTCTGGTGAACTGGAAGGTTTTGAGTTACAGTTATCAGAAATACAACAATACTTAGATAATTTTACAATCAAGGAGGCAAAAAGTAATTTTGCGGCTCGCCAAGATTTCCCTAAAGACGGTTCATTCAGTGGAAGACTCTTGTGTGGATTTGCCACAAAAAAGGGAGAGCTTAAAAAAGACGGTTCACCAAAGTGGCATTGCCCCATGAAGTTTGACTTTTTTTATTATGTTATTTACAATTCTTCCAATGAGGTTATTGGATCTTATTTGGAAGACGACTTCGAAGAAAGTCTAGTTCCTGAGGGTGGCGCTTATGAGATGAAGTATTATGAAGGTTGTCCCGCACATTCTTCTTGACAACCTCCAGAGCGGGTTTAAGGTTATACCGAATGACACCCATATTTAAGTCCACCTACTCAATAGGAAAGAGTATATTAAAGCTAGATGAGATTATTGATATCTCCAAAGAGCATAATATTAATCCTTTGGTTTTAGTGGAAGACTCTATGACGGGTTTTGTCAAGTGTCACAATACCTGCAAGGAGGAGGGCATCCATCTAATTTTTGGATTGAGATTGACTTGTTGCAACAACACTCAAGAAGAAGGTAATCTATCAGATCACAAGGTAATAATTTTCGCAAAGGACGACGAGGGATGCAAGCTAATCAATAAAATTTATTCTTTCTCCCAAATGCTAGGAGGAGGAAAAGTGGACCTTGCTTACCTCAATAGTGTTTGGGACGAATCTTCGGTAGAGATGGTTATCCCATTCTATGACTCATTCCTTTATCAAAATCAGTTTTACCTTAAAAACTGCATCCCAGACTTTATGGACATCTCGCCAACTTTCTGGCTAGAATCAAATAACCTGCCATTTGATTTTTTGTTAGCTGAAAAAGTTGTCTCCTTCGCTAACTCAATCTCTAAACCAATTGAGTCTGTAAAAACAATTCTATATAAAAATAAGAAGGATGTAGAAGCTCTACAGACTTACAAGATATTGTGCAATAGAAATTTTGGCAGAGCAGCCACCTTAAGCAGCCCCAACCTTAACCACTTTGGCAGCAATGAATTCTGCCTTGAGTCCTATTTACAACATGCATGAGCCATTACTTAGATTCAACAAAAAACAAAGATACGTTGTTTTTGACACTGAAACAGAAGGATTAAATTTAGTCACTTCTCGACCTTGGCAAGTAGCTTGGCTATTGGTTGAGGGAGACACAATAATTGATAAGCATGATTACTATATCCACTGGCCTAATTTAAACGTATCGGAAGGTGCAGCAAGGGTTACGGGATTTTCCTATAAAGAATACTCCAAGAAATCACTGCCCCCTAACACTGTTTGGGAAAAGTTTTCAAAGGATCTATACGACGAAAACAATCTCATTGTCGGTCAGAACCTTTTAGGTTTTGATGTTTACATGGTTAACGTGTGGCGAAAACTTATGGGGCTGGGGGGTAATTATTCCTATGTAAAAAGAATCATCGACACCAAATCTCTAGCCACAGCTATAGCCAAACAAATTCCAGTGGAGAGGGAGAACCTCATTGCTTGGCAATATAGACTCCTAAATCATAGGGAGAGGGGACTCAAAACATCTCAGGCGACCCTGTTAAAAAAGTATAACATTGATCACGACCCCAAAAGACTGCACGATGCTCTGTATGACATCGAGATGAACTTTAAGGTTTTCAGAAAGCAATTATTTGACTTGGAGATATGAATTTCAATCCCTATAAACCTTACAAAACACCTTTCCCTGTAGGAGTTAAGCTTCCTCAAATTAAAATAGAAAAAAAATATTACGAAGAAGTTTCTTGCTCAGACCTGGAAGACAACTATCAATTCCTTCGTAAGCTTTGCTTCGCAAAAGTTAAAGAAAAGGAAATAGATAAACTTGAAAACGCTCAAGTCTATTACGACAGACTTAAAGAGGAGCTTACAATTTTTAAGGATCTTGGCTTTGTCGATTACATTTTACTAAACTGGGACATTCTCAACTATTGCAAAGAGAATGACATTCCCACTGGCGCTGGAAGAGGTAGTGCCGCAGGTTCCTTGGTTCTTTATGTTATTGGCGTAACCAATATCGACCCGATTGAATATGACTTGTTCTTTGAAAGATTTGTTTCCAAGAGTAGGGCTAGAAAAATTGAACACAACGGAGAGATTTATCTCGATGGAAGCTTGTTGGCTGATGTTGACAATGATATATCCTATGATCGTCGCGCCGAGGTAATTAATTATATTGAAAAAAAATTCAAGGGACGCACATCTAAAATTCTCACACTAAACACTCTAAGCAGCAAGCTTTGCATGAAAGAGTGTGGAAAGATAGTGGGAGAACTGAGCGAGACTGAAGTAAATCAAATTAGCGATACCATTCCTAAGCATTTTGGCATCGTATCTAAGCTGAATATAGCCTATGACGAGAGTGAGACCTTTAAAAGTCACGCTGATAAACACCCCAAGGTTTTCAAGATAGCAAAAAAATTAGAGGGACTAAACAAAAACACAGGTGTCCATCCCTCTGGTATCTGTATATCATATTTTGATTTGGAGGATATAATGCCCCTACAGACTACTAATGATGGAGCATTAGTTTCTGGTTATGACATGAACGATGTTTCCAGCCTTAGTGTCAAATTTGATATCCTTGGACTGAGAACGTTATCTGTGGTTCACGATGTTTGCAAACAACTAGGCATAGAAGCATCTCAAATAGATCCTCATGACCCCTTAATATATACAGCACTAGCATCACTGAGATGCCCCCAAGGACTATTTCAAATTGAGGCAGACACCAACTTTAAAGTATGCCAACAAATCGCACCAAGAAACCTTGAACAACTTTCTGCGGTTGTGGCTATTGCTAGACCTGGGGCTTTAGACTTTAAGGACAGATACGCTGACTATGCTAGAACAGGAGAATTCCAGTCTGTGCATGAATTTTTTGATGACATACTTAGTTATACAGGCGGCATTCCTTTGTATCAAGAACAGTTAATGAAGATGGCTGTTAAAGTGGGTTTCAGCCTTGATGAATCGGAGCAGTTGCGCCGTATCGTGGGCAAGAAGAAGGTTGATCAGATGCCAGCATGGAAAGCAAAGATTGAGCAAAAGATCAGTGACGGCAACCTTGACCCCGCCATAGGTGATGTTTTGTGGAGAGTCGCAGAGGATTCAGCAAATTACTCTTTCAACAAGTCGCATTCCATTAGCTACGCACACCTTGCAGCCCTTACAGTTTACCTGAAATTTAAATATCCTCAAGAGTTCTTTTTAAGTCTTTTAAAATATGCAAAATATGAGCCAAGTCCCCATGAAGAGATAGCAAAAATCTCTCAAGAGCTTCCTCAGTTTGACATAACCCTACTTCCTCCCGACTTAAACAAGTCTGATATAGACTTCAAAATTGAGGGTAAAAACATTAGATACGGATTGAACTCTATTAAAGGGGTGTCAGAAAAAGTATTGGAAGCGCTTTTAGAGTTTCGTGAAGATTCATTTGCTAATAAATATGAAGTTTTCATTTCAGCAAAACAAGCTGGCCTCAATATAGGAACTCTTTCTGCTCTTATTCAAGCTGGCCTTTTGGATTCTTTTGTAAAAAAGAGTCGCTCAAGATTGGTCTTAGAGGCACAAACTTTCAATATTCTAACAGACAGAGAAAAAAGAAACTTCATTGCCTTGGGAGATAAATATAATTTTGACATCTTGGAGTCAATCCATGACGTTAAAAAATCCGACTGTGTGGGAGACGATAATCGTAAAATGTTCACAGATAAAAGGTTTGAGACCTTTAAGAAAAAGTTTCAACCATATAAGGACATTTACTCTATGAACATAGAGCATATTAAATATGCCAACTGGTTCTTTGAGGAGAAGCTATTGGGGTATAGTTATTCACACAATGTAAGAGAGGTCTTCAATCACGGTGAGGATTTTAATTCTGCCATGCAGATAAAAGACATGGAGCAACGCAGCCATATTAAGTTTGTAGGGATATTGACAGATATCATACGCAGAACCAGCAGAAACGGAAACAAATATGCTCGTTTCTCCCTTCAGGATGAAGGCGGCGTAGTGGAGGGATTGTTCCTTGACAGCGCAAGGGATGCGAGGTTAACTAACTACCTAGATAGTGGCAAAAAACTACCGCAAAAAGGAGATATTGTGATTGTTCATGGGAGTGTTGGCGATGACGTTGTTTTCATAGATAAAGTGTTCCCGCTAAAGGATAAAATCTACATGAAGCTATCTGACGTAAAGTAGTGTAATTAATTATGATGGGTTTAACAGACTTCAACCTAACCCCGAAAGCGAAAAAGGGACTTAAGGATGCTAAAAAATTTGCAGAGGCAAATGGCCACTCTTTGGTTACTAACGCCCATTTAGTCTATGGGTGCTTGGTTAATATCTCAGATAGCTGCGCCTTAAAGCTTAAAAATTATGGAATAACCTTTGATCCGAAGCTATTTATCAAGACTTTTAAAACCTACGCTTCAGAGAATAAAAATTCTTTTAAAGCTAAAAAGGGGCAGGGATTTTGGCATGACGAGGTGAATGAGGTTATATTCTTTGCTAAAGAATTTTCAGATAATTTTGATAGTTATTTCATCGGTGTTGAACATATTTTGTATGTTATACTAGACATGGGTGGCCCCTTTGTGGAGCATCTTGCCGAAGCTGGTATTGATGTGGAGTATGCAAAGGATATTATCGAAACTCATGTTTTAGAAACCAGCATCCCACCAACCGATCAAATCAAAAACATTCTTCAGATCGAAGGCAAAAAACTAAACCAAACCCCCACAGAGGCTCCTCGACAAGCTTTAGAGCATCTCAGTAAATATTGCGTAAATCTAAATCACCACTTTTTAGTTAAACGTTCTTCTAAAATTTCAGGAAGAGACAAGGAGACTGATGAGCTTATAGAAATACTTTCCAAGAAAAATAAAAGTAATGCAATTCTTGTGGGAGAGGCTGGCGTTGGCAAGACCGCCATTGTTGAAGGGTTAGCTCAAAGAATAGTTAATCAAGAATGCCCAGCACACATGTCCTTAATGCAAATTTGCACGGTGGACATTAGCGCAATGGTGGCAGGAACGAAATACAGGGGAGAATTTGAAGAGAGGTTCAAGTCTCTCATTGCAGAGGCCGAGAGAGAGTCAAACATCATACTGTTTTTTGATGAGATTCATACAATTATTGGCGCTGGCAACTCTGAGGGTGCAGTGGATGCATCAAATATGTTAAAACCCGCTCTAGCAAGGGGTAGCATTAAATGCATAGGCGCTACGACTACACAGGAGTATAAGAAATTCTTTGAAAAGGACAGCGCCATGAAGCGCAGGTTTGATAAGATCATGGTAGATGAACCTAGTCGCACTGCGACCAAAGAGATTATCATGAACGCCCTTCCTTTTTATGAGGATTTCCATAGGGTCAAGTATCAAGAGAAAGACATTGACACTATCTTGGATTTTTGTGAAAAATTTCTTAACCATAAGAGATTTCCAGATAAAGCTTTTGATGTAATTGACCAAGTTGGAGCAAAAACAAAGATCAAATATGACCATATACCGTCAAAAGTAGCGAAAGCTCGCACTAGGTTCTGTGAGTTCTTGGTTGATACTTCCAATGACCCCAATCTAGACGAGGAGCAGTTCACCAAGTTTCTAAAAGACTACTTAGAAACAATGGCTAAACACGGAGAAGCAAAAGGTAAAAAAGAAAAAATTCGGCAAAAAGATATTATTGAGGTTATGACCGATAAAACTGGCTTATCGGCTAAAACATTGTCAAAAAATTCCTCCTTCACCTCGTTTCACAAAAAAATGAACAGTGAAATCTTTGGGCAAGAAAAGAATATTCAAATCATACATAATGCTCTATCTTGTGCAAAAGCTGGCCTCAATGACTCTCAAAAACCGCTTTCTAATTTTTTGTTTATAGGAGACACAAGTGTCGGAAAAACTTTCACGGCGAAAAAAATATCAAAGTATTTCTATGGCAATGAAAAAGCTTTTATCCAGCTAAACATGAGTGAATATCAGGACAAAACTGGTATTTCAAAATTGTTGGGGGCTAACGCTGGGTATGTCGGATATGAGGAGGGCGGCTTGCTTACTGAGTTTGTCAGAGAGAACCCCAACTGTGTGGTTCTTTTTGATGAGATAGAGAAGTGTGATGCTAAAATTTTAGATGTATTATTACACATACTAGATGAAGGCTATGCAACAGATAATCTTAACCGTAAAATAGACTTTACAGGCACCGTTATCATCATGACCTCTAATATCGGACAGGACAAGAAGGGTAAGCGGAGCATGGGTTTCCTCTCTCAAGAAGAACCTGCCTCTGATAGTTATAAAAAGTCCTTAAAAAAACATTTGCGTCCTGAACTTTTAGCTCGTATTGACGAAATAATCTTTTTCAATAACTTGGAAGATTCTCATTTAATGAAAATCATCAACAGGGAACTGCTTCAAATTAAAGAGCGTTTGCTTAATAAAGGGGTAAAGTGGAGCTATAGCCTGAGCTTGCAAAAATATATTTTTAATCATATTAAAGAAAAGAATAATCATGCAAGAGAGATAAAAAACATGGTTAAAGTTCTAGTTCAAGTCCCCCTCTCTCAGTTCATTGTTAAAAACAGAAATATAGAAAATATTTCTTCAAAAATTGTAGACAAAACCCTTACTTTTGATTAATATATAGCCATGAAGAGAGTAAATACTAGAGTGATGAGAGCTATCCGCAATACGCGGGGACGCTTTTTTGGTCTTTATACCACGCAGGGCGAAGCTATGAACGCTCAACTTATGGGTGAAACTGATAAGTATGTTCAGGTCTATGACCGTAACGCTGGAGAAAACCGCAAACTTGCCAAAACAAGTATTTGTGGTGTTCGTTTGGCTCAACAGAATTTTGGTAAAGTTTTCTAGGTCGGACTGGAAAACTTTCTCAAAAACGGGGAGGAGCATGGTTGCTAATCAATCTCCCCACCAAACCCCAATTAACCCCCTTGAAAAAGGGGGTTAATTCTTTATTATATTAGGTGAATCTATCGTCAATACTAAACAACAGAATATTTTCAGTAGACTCTTCATTTAGCCAAAACTCCATGTTGGGCCAAGAATTTCTACAGAAATGTCTAAAGGAATCAAATATTTCTGACACAATTAAAACTATCTCCGTGCTTTCTGAAGAAAACAACTATGACTCTTATGAAATAGAGACTGTTGAACAGAGAGTTTTTCGAGTAAAGATATCTTTCGATAGTAAAAATTATGATCTAAAAAGAGAGTTAGACGTTTTACATAAAACTCAGGGTATAGCTACGGGAAAACCGTTCTCTTTCAAAGAATCAAAAAATACTTATTTGGTCTTTCAGTTTCCACAGTCAATTAACGTTTTAGAATTACCTAAATCAGAGTTGATTGAAGATCGGAATAATTTGTTCCGCGCATATTTCACTCTCAACGGGGCAATATCGCCAAACCCCAAGCGTAAATATAAATCAATTATAAAAGAGCATACAAAAAACTTAAGCCTTAAAAATTTTCCAAAAGATTCTGTAGATGCAATTAAAGATTATTCTGATTACGATATTTTAAATAAATTTTTAACTAAATTATCTACAGAGATTCAAGACAGGGTAAGCAAAATTGACGCTTCTAAGACCTGTCTTGGGGGAATGCCCATGAAAAATATTTTTTATTCTAATGGGTTGTATTTTTTTGATTACCTTCACAGAACCTCACTGTGTCACCCTTTTATTGATTTAGTTGACTTTATTTTAGATTTTGGTGCAGATAATAAGACGGAAACTTTGTTTTTAGATGAGTTCTGTAAAGTTGGAAATCTAGATAAAGATCGACATCTTTACAATGAGATATACCAGCTACAATTAAGACAAAAGCTCCTAGACATGGTGAGCCAATATTTATTAGAGGTATATGTTTTACGTTCTCAGCGTATTACCAATTTGGTTGATTTAGCTAATTTATTTGCCCAGTCTTTGGATAGATTTAGATGCATTCCTGTGTTTCTGGATAATAATAGTTTTTTACTAAAAACAATAACTGAGCCGATTTTAGGTGTAAAAGCTTAAGTAATGCCACTACCAACCCCCAACAATGGAGAGAAGCGTTCTAAATTTATGGATCGCTGTATGAGCGATCCCACCACAAGGGGAGAATTCAAAGATAACAAGCAAAGAGCCGCCGTCTGTTCTTCGCAATTTTCAAAAGCAGAGAGCAAAGCTTCCGCTATTATAGGAGAAGAGGGAGAGACTCGCTGTTACTTTTCAACCGCAGAGGAGAAAAACAAACCATTAAATAAACCCTTCCGCACCCCAAAAGGACCAAAGAAATTCTCTGTTTATGTCAAAAACGAGAAAGGTAATATCGTAAAGGTTAATTTTGGAGATCCCAACATGGAAATTAAAAGGGACGATCCCGCTCGTCGCAAAAGCTTCAGAGCTAGACATAATTGCGATAACCCAGGTCCAAAGTGGAAAGCTAGGTATTGGTCCTGTAAACAGTGGAGGGCTGGTAAAAAAGTAGAGGGTTCAGTAGAGGATGATTACGAGTGGGATGGTGAAACACTTTTCGATCATGATGAACTGTTAGCAATGAATCCTGATCTAGTTAATGCGCCAGATGCAGAAGTTTCTGAGGCAGCTAAACGCAGTGGACGCAAAAGTGGTGCTCAAACCCCTGCTGAACCAAGCGAAAGAAAGAAGGGTTCAAAGAAGAATCCTAAGGGGAGCGCAGGAGAAAAGGGTAGCAAAATTACATTTAGCGAAAAAACCACTAACGCGCTAAAAGAAAAAGTCAAAGAACATAATTCGAAACACTCAAAGAAGGTAACTCTCTCTCAGTTAAAGAAAGTCTATCGTCGCGGTTCGGGAGCATTCAGCACCTCTCATAGACCAAATATGTCCAGACATGGTTGGGCAATGGCTCGCGTAAATATGTTTCTTAAAATGAGAAGAGGCGGTAAGGTTAAGGATTCTTACAGAAAGGCTGACCAAGATATCGCCTCTGCCTCAGAGAAAAACTGGGCAGCAGAAGCAATGTCCTCGCTATGGGAGAACATTAGGAAGAAAAAACAAAGGATGGGCAAAAACTATAAACCCGCAAAACCTGGAGATAAAGATAGGCCCACACAAGAAGCTCTCAAAAAAGCACAAGGATCTCCTGACGTTATGGAGCATTACTTTGAAACCAAAGAAGAGGCGATTAAAGATGCCAAAAAGCTGGGTCTTCAAGGTTTTCATTCACACAAAAGCGACGACGGCAAAACCCTTTACATGGCTGGACCCGATCATAAGACCTTTATGAAGAGGCATAAAGAGGTTCTAAAAGAAAAGAAAAACAAGGGTTGAATTTAAGACTTTAATACATACAATCAGTATGATTGTTCAGTATTATAAGCCTAATTCAAAAAATACAGGGTGTGCGGTCAGCTTCGACATCGGCCCTAATAACAAAAACCAAGAACCTTGTGTTTATGTTAGGGCTGTAAAGCAGCATTCATGGAACCAAGCGAAGCGCACGGGATCTTTTTCAGAGAATGCTAAAGACCCAGAAAAATCTCTATCAATTAAGCTCAACGAGATTGAAGTAGGAGGTTTAATTCATGCCATTGAAAAGTATAAAGACTTTTCAGCCTTTCACTCTTACGAGGACAACAAGACTTCTATTAGCTTTAAACCTTACCAAAAAAAAGATGGGACAGATGCCTTTTCATTCGGCATTACGCGAAATTCTTCAAACAAGTTTGGCATTGGCGTAGAGATTTCTGAGGCTTATGGCCTTAGAGAATTCTTGAAGTTCTTCTTACAGGAACTTTACTTAAATCGCCTTGCATCAGCTAAAGCTTACAAGTCAAATGGATAAAAAAACAGTTTTATTCCATTCTAATTTTTGTCGAGCATTTACAGGCTTTGGTAAAAATAAAAAAAATATTATGCGATACCTGTATAACACAGGTAAATATAATTTGGTTGAGCTTGCTAATGGTTTATTCTGGGATGACCCACAAACCCAGTCCGTTCCTTGGGAGTGTAGAGGTTCTCTCCCTCCCAAGGCGCAACTAGACAAGTTAACACCAGAAGAGCAAAGAGCAGAAGGCTATGGGCGCACCCTCGTTGACCGAGCAGTAAAAGAGTTTAAGCCTGATGTATACATAGGCATGGAGGACATATGGGCTTTCGATAACTTTCACAGAAAACCTTGGTGGGACAAAATAAACACCTTGGTGTGGACTACGTTAGATAGCTTACCACTTCTTCCTCAGGCAGTTGATTTTGTCCCCAAGCTTAAGAATTATTATGTTTGGGCCTCCTTTGCGGAAAGAGCAATGAAAGATCTAGGTTATGATCACGTTAAAACATTGAGAGGCTCCCTAGATACCTCTAACTTTTATAAACTGAGTGATGAAGAACGGTCCAAAGTAAGGAGAAGGCTTGGTTTGGGGGATGATTATATTGTTGGTTTTGTTTTTAGAAACCAATTAAGAAAAAGTGTTCCAAATTTGCTTGAAGGTTTTAAGTTATTCAAGGAAAAAATTCCTAATGCAAAATTACTTTTGCACACGCACTGGTCAGAAGGCTGGAATATTCCACAATTGATTGAAGAAAAAGGTCTTAATCCATCAGACATTTTGACCACTTATGTCTGCAAAAAATGCGGTAATTATTTCATTAGCGCTTTCAAGGGGCAGGATCAAAACTGCCCTTACTGTAAAGCTGAAAAATCAGTTCATACAACTAACACATCAAACGGTGTAACAGAAGAACAATTAAATGAGATATATAATATGATGGATGTTTACTGTCATCCATTCACCAGTGGAGGTCAGGAAATTCCCATTCAAGAGGCAAAGCTAACAGAACTTATCACATTAGTAACGAACTACTCTTGTGGCGAGGATAGTTGTAGCGAGGAAAGCGGGGGCATTCCCCTAGAGTGGCATGAGTATAGAGAACCTGGGACTCAGTTTATTAAAGCCTCTACCGATTCAGAGGACATTTACAATAAACTAATGATGGTTTACGAAATGGATAAAGATGAGATCAAAGAAAGGGGTGAAAAATCTCGTCAGTGGGTCATAGACAATTTCTCTACTGAGGTTATTGGCAAAAAACTTGAGGAGATTATTGATGCCATGCCATCTATTAGCTATGAGTTTAATGACGACAAACTAAAATGTAATCCTGACTATGCTGTTCCAAGGGACCACATAAGCTTGGAAGATTTTGTGAAAGATCTTTATAAAAACATTCTAATTGATAAGGTTGATGAAAACTCATTAGGACTAAAACACTGGGTCTCTCAAATCAAGAAGGGGATGCCACAAGAAGATGTCGTCAATCACTTCAGGCAATTAGCAGCAAAACATAATCAAGAGTCTTCTCTTCCAACACTTGAGGATTTACTTGCTGAAGATGAAGTGGAAAAGAGGATTGCTGTAATTATGCCCCAAAGCGAATGTGACGTTTTTTTGGTAAATTCCTTAATGGAGAATTTAAAAAAAGAGTATAAAGAGCATTCTATTTATGTCTTCACTCACCCTCAATTTTTTGACTATATTGAAGACAATCCCGCTGTTTTTAAGTGCTTGCCTTATTCCTCAATAGTTGAAAACTCTTTAGCTTTGGAAGGCATCGGTGACCACAAGGGGTTTTTCGAAATGGCTTTTTATCCCCACACAACAACTCAAAAAAACATATGCTTCACTCATAATGGAGTAAACAAACATCAATTTTCACTACTCTAGCATGTCTCATTTTCTAGAAGAATACGCAAAGAACTTGGGAGTTAAAGCTTCCAAACCTGTGGTTCAGGATCACTTTTTTCCATTGACCACTACTAAGTATATAACCATTTCCAATGACGAGGCGACACCATCAAAACGCTATTCTCACTATAACCTTGTTTTAGAATTAGTTAGACCTGTTCTAAAACAACGTGGAATTAAAGTTGTGCAGATAGCAGGTAGAAATCCAATTGAAGGCGTAGATCAATTGTTAAACCTATCGTTTAGACAACAATCTTTTATCTTAAATGAATCATTGTTACACTTGGGAAGTGATGGAGTCTTGAGTCATGTGGCCAGTTCAAAAAATACTCCCACAATTAATTTATTTGGGAATTCGTTTCCAAACAATAATCGGCCCCTATTTTCTGCTTCTGCTCTTAATATCAACTTATCTCCCAAGTGGGACAGCAAGCCATGCTTTTCTCCTGAAGATCCCAAAAAACAAATAAACAACATCAAGCCTGAAGTTGTCGCACAGTCAATTTTAAAACTACTTAAAATAAACGATCAAGACATTAATTTTTCTACCCTTCATATAGGTGCGGGTTTTGAGCAAAAAATTGTAGAAGTTGTTCCAACATCCTTTCTACCCCTTGATACAAGAGACAAGTTTGACATATTTCTCCGTCTTGACTACGGTTACGATCAAGACTCTGTTATACGATATTGCCAGTCTTATAAACTAGGTATCATAACCGATAAAGTTATTCAACCTCATGGGCTTGCGCCTGTATCTAAAAATATAAACCGATTGTGCATATTCATAGACAAAGAGTGGGAGGGCGATGGAGACCCTAGTGCTCGTATCCCAAATGAATATTTTAAATTCTTAAAAAACCAAGGTATAGAGTGCGTTTTGTTGCTTAAAAACTCCGAGTTTTTAGGTCGCGCTCAAAACGTTTATTTCGATCAAGTAGTTAAACCCTACAATCAAAATAAAAATAAGAAATTAGAAAACGTTACAAAAAATTCAAAGTTCTTTTCTGGTAAATACCTAGTCGAAGGAGGCAAGGAATATTTAAGTTACGCACATTGGAAAAAAAATCTTGACAATAGCAACATAGTGATAGATACTCCTGAGTATTGGGAAGAATTAGACCATTTTTATATTTATGAGCAAAACTAAAACAGCTAAAAAGTCTGCAAAAAAGGTTTACGGACCTGATATTTATCAACGCAATGGCCATGGCTTGCTTGAAAATATTGATTATGTTTTTAATGAAGACGGTTCGGTTAACTGGAGGGCAATGATTAAACCCGAATTTCTTTACCCAAACAAGGGATGGTTTGATGCCAGAAATAAGCCCACACCAAATTCCTCAGAGGGCTTAGATGACAAACAGCTTCTTATCATGCTTGGCGGTATTAAAGAACTGGCAAAGCTGCGTGGGTATCACTCCGTAGAGTTTCAGGTGGACAATGTTTCAGAGGGGTATGTCACTGCTAAATGTCGCATCGGTTGGCTTCCCAACTATGAAAGTCTTTGCAAGATAGATTACGAAGACACAGGCAATGCAACTTTGGCAAATACTGACTCATTTTGTGCGAAGTTTTTAGAAACGATTGCATGTAATCGGGCTTTTGTTAGATGTGTTAGGAATTATCTAAACATTCATATTGTAGGTGCAGATGAGATCGACAAGTCTCAAGGTCAACCCGCACCTATTGAGTCTGTAGCCCCCCCTATAACACCCTTAGGCATCCTTGAAAAAGTCCTTAGAGATAAATACGATACGGATTCCTTTGAGGGCTTCAAGGCCGTCCTAAGGGATTTATGGAAGCAGGATAAATATAGAAACGAGGAGGCTGCTTCTTGGAATTCTTTTCAAGACATCGAAAGCTCAGAAGCCAGAAAATTACTCTCTGTTTTAAAGTGATCAAGCGCTTAAGAGATCCAAAAGAATTCGAAAGAGCAATCAAGGATATTTCTCGTCTCTTTGATTATGAAAACAATAATGAAGGTCATTTTTTTCTTAAGCATGATGAAGATGGAATCATTAAATGTTTTGCTCATACGCAAATTTTAAATTGGGATCTAATGGTATGGGCTAACGAAAACTCAGATGGAAACTATGATGCGCTGATAGCTTTTTTAAATGAAAAAAGCGAAAAGTTTGGAGAGCGTATCTTTAGTGAATACCTTTGGCTGTCAAAGAACCCAAGGGTGGGATGCAGCTTGTTTAAAGTTGCAGTAGATGAAGCCAAGAAAAAAGATTTTAAATATATTAAAATGGGAGCAGCAATGGCTCACCCTAAACATAAAAAAGTTATTCGCTTTTATGAAAGAATGGGTTTTTTAAAAGACTCAGAAGTTTACATCGCTCGCTTATGAACAAAAGAGTTTCCAAACAATTAAGAAAAATCTGCAATCCAGTTGATCCTGTGTCCAGAAGGGTTTATCAACGCTTGAAATCACAATATAAATCACTACCGCATTATGCAAAAAAAGACTTTATCAACCTCCTTAGAGAAACAACCTTCGACTTGGACTCAGAACAAGGTGGGAGCGTTTTGGATCAAAAATAAGGGAGATGGACGCAGTTACCTATCGGGAACTATAGAAGTAAACGGCCAAAAGGTTCCATGTCTTATCTTTAAGAACGATTACCAAGAAGGAAACACCCCTCACTTTCACGCATATGCCTTACCATCGTCTCCTGACGGGGAGACTTAGAATTTAAGGGATGAATATAGCGGTCTTAATGTGGTATGATAAGCAAATCGAATTCTTTGCTAAATATTACCACCAGATAAATGAATTATATTGTAATAAATATAATTATAAATTAATAAAATGCTCCAAACGCCGCTACACGGACAGAAAACCGCATTGGGAGAGGTTTCCATTAATACTAAAACACATAGAAAAGTATGATTATGTTGTATGGATAGATGCTGACGCTTTCTTTTATCTAGAATCGCCCTCGCTAGAGGATCTGATACAAAAATACGATAACGAAATCATATTAAGTGCAGACTACAGTAACCTAAGCCCCCCAGCCTTGAACTCTGGGGTTCTCATTCTTAAGAATACTAGCCAAGTTAAAGCTATGGTTGAAAAATGGGCTTACTCAGACGAGCTTAAAAACAAATTTTTAAACCCCCCAATTAGAAATTGGATAGAAGATCAAGCGGTTATAAGAGGATGCTACAAGGAGAATATTGATAACTTCAGAGAAATCTGTTCTATCATTCCCTATTTAAAGCTACAGCACTACTGGAAAAAGGAGATAAATTACCTAAGACAACAGGAGACCAATGAACTCCCATATGTTTTCCACTTGGCTGGAATGTCGGACGAACAAAGATTAAAATATCCTCGGGAATATCTTAAGAGTCTAGACGAAATAAGACTTTAAGTGAGCCACTCTTAATTCAGGAATAACTACAGGTTTAATTCCAGTTGTTTTGTAGCAGTTTCTGCAAAAACTAACATCCTCAAAACTTAGGTCTTTGATTGTGATCTTTTCACCCTCATTCTTTGGGTCTCTACAACCTTCAATTTCTATTTGATTCAAGGGGTAATATGGATATTCCATTTGTTCGTATATTGAACGGTGGACTTTGGTAAAACCAAACCCACACCAGTCAACCTGAACAATTTTTCGAGTGTCTTCCTTGGCCATTTCTAGCAACCATTTAGCGGAGGTAAATGGCATGTGTAAGTTTTCCTTGAAATACTCTTCATCCCAAGAGCCGACCATCGCTTTATCTCCATGATCAGATTGATACCAACCAGTGGCAAACAAGTTTTCCTCTGGCACTTCATTTAATAAGTATTCTATTTGCTCAATACTGAACTTAATATCTGAATCAATCCAAAAAAGCCATTCTGCTTTTGGGGGAGATGTATCTGAATAGCCCTTGCCACCTGTGGCGAGAAGGTTCCTAGCAAAATTTAAAAATAGACCATTACAGGTTAAAATGGTGGAATTGTTTTTTTCACACCACGACTGTAAATCTAGGTATTGAGTAAACAATCTACCCTGAATGCCTCTATGATCAATTGGGATTAAGAAAATACACTTTAACATTATCCCATTATAAACAGGAAAGCTAAATTATCTACCTTATTCTTGCGAAGAATCTTCTTCTTCGGAAACTTCCCCTTCGTCAGAGATGGCTTCTGGTTGAGTTCCATCAACTGTTACAGGTTCCTCTTCTTCGACATCTATCTCTACATCTAATTTCTTTACGTCTTTGCGTTCACCGTAAACAGCATAGAAATAATTCAGAGGTTCATCTGTGTTTGAACCAATGGTAATATCTCCATTTTCTGCTATGGAGGAAACATAAAGATTTTGATTCGGCCCTATAGCAGTTAATTCTACAGTCATAGAATCTATATCTACTAAACCTTCCCAGTAATCTGGTGTTTTAATTAAATTTAAATCACTCTTACCCCTGAAGTATACTGCTAACTCTGGACCCTCAATACATCCATGCATGAGCTTCTTGCCCTCTTTGCTTGGATGATCAATTAAAAATGATTTATAAGATCCAACAATAGATCCATTGACATGCAAAGCATAGGACGGAGAATTAGTTCCAATTCCCACATTTCCCTGGACTAATAAACCATTACTGGGGGCTGAGCTTGATATATAACTCGCGCCAATTGCTACGCCTCCATTTACATCTAATGTATTATACCCAGCACCACCAACACCCAAACTTCCAAATTGAACGGTGCTGCTACTTGATAAACCTAAATCGGTTTTAACTTCAGAAGTAGATCGTCCTTCAATCTTTGTTCCGTCTACCTTGAGGAACTCATTGTCAGACATTGCTCCGTTAGACCGAAGAACATTGTCACTACTAATGCCGCCGTCATTAGTAGTAAGAACTTTGTATTGGCTTGTGTTTCCGTCAGCATAGATAGGGCCAGTGGTTGCAAAACCACCTTGTGAAATCTCATCTAAATCAATCCTAGAACTTTCAGTAAAAGAGCCGTAGTTACTTACGAGTGGTGGGGTATCAGCATCTGGAATAAAATCGCAAAGAACCCAACTGTCAGTTTGAAAGTTGTCTCCAAGGATAGCTGCATTTAGAGCGTTCTGGGAGTTATCAATATATACTTGAAGGGCAGCACCATCATAAGTTCCACCTGCTTTAATTCTTATGTAACGGAAAGGACTAGTGCCGCATAAAAAATTACACTCTGGTGTCGGCTGCTATCTGTATCCCAAACACCAAACCTAGCTACAGCCCTATTACCTGTATTAGTGGCAATGGTATACCAACCAACAGCAAGATCACTCGCAGTTTCTTTAGAAATGTAAGAGTGTTCAATGATCTCCTCCATCTCACTCTCTGTGTAGCGATCATCCAACTGCGTTTGGATCGCACTGGTTACGCCGTCGAGGTAACCATATTCAGTATTAGATACGTTTCCGTTGGCTCCAACTAAGGTTGCACTCAAGCGGTTAGAAGAATTAATTTCATCCTGCTTACCATTCCAAGTAGATGCACTAGAGATATAGCTATCGCCTATTGCAGTTGCATTCCACTCGCCGTTTGTGATAGAGCCTACTGTGGCAATGTTGGTGGAGCCGCCCCAAGTGGATAACGCAGTATTTTCGACATTATTTAAACTTAAATCGCTTTTTACTTCTGTAGCAGATCGTCCCTCAATCTTGGTTCCGTCAACCTTCAGGAACTCGTTATCGGACATTGTTCCGTTAGACTGGAGGACGTTATCAGTGCTTATTCCAAAGGACAAAGAGGCTTGCTTTGCATCGAGTTGCGTCTGAATTGCACTGGTCACACCATTGAGATAACCGAATTCCGTATTCGATACGTTTCCATTAGCTCCGACTAAGGTCGCACTTAGGCGACTAGAGGCATCTATTGTTGCTTGCTTTGCGTCTAATTGCGTTTGGATATTAGAAGTTACGCCGTCTAAGTAGTCAAACTCAGTGCTTGTTACGTCAGTTGCATATAAAGCCTCCAAGTAATCTATCTCATCAGAATCAAGATTTTGAAGTTCTGTATCTAAAGATAAGTCCCCTAAAACTTGAGTCGCGGAACGTCCCTCAAGACCGTTAGCTGTAAACTTTGCAAACTCATCGTCTGCTACGCTAGCACTGTCGATCTTGACTGCGTTCGTATTTGAGATGCCGAACGTAAGAGACGCTTGCTTCGCATCTAACTGCGTTTGGATATTTGAAGTTACGCCATCGAGATAATCGAACTCGGTGCTTGTAACGTCAGTCGCATATATAGCTTCCAAGTAGTCTATCTCGGCAGAGGAAAGATTTTGAAGTTCACTATCCAAGGATAAATCACCAAGCATGTCAGATACTGAACGGCTTTCTAAGCCATTGGCTGTAAACCTAGCGTATTCATTATCTGCAACACTTGCACTATCAATCTTTACAGCATTGGTATTTGAAATACCAAATGTGAGAGAGGCTTGTTTAGCATCTAATTGCGTCTGGATTGCACTGGTCACGCCGTCCAGATAATCAAACTCTGTATTTGATACGCTGCCAGCACTAATAAGGTTTGCGTTTAATCGACTGGAGGCACTTATCGTTGCTTGTTTTGCGTCCAACTGCGTTTGGATATTGGACGATACACCGTCGAGATAGTCGAACTCTGTGCTAGTAACATCGGTTGCATACAACGCTTCCAAGTAGTCTATCTCAGCAGACGAAAGGTTTTGAAGCTCGCTATCTAGAGAGAGGTCACTGAGAAGATTCGCTGCTGATCTTCCTTCAATACCATTCGCAGTAAAACGAGCATACTGATCGTCACTTGGACTACCGTCGATTTTAACAGCGTTAGTGTCAGCTATTCCAAACGTAAGGGATGCTTGTTTAGCGTCTAACTGTGTTTGGATCGCACTCGTTACACCATTAAGGTAACCGTATTCGGTGTTAGATACGTTTCCATTAGCACCGATTAAAGTAGCGCTTAAACGATTAGATGCGGTGATTGCATCTTCGTATTTTCCATCAAGATCAACTGTTACTGTTCCCGCATCATTACGGCTTAAAGTAAGAACTCCGTCTGATGTTCCAAACGATGCGCCAGTTACAAAAGTATTAGTATCGGGGATTACAGTATTATCAACATAATCCTTAACGGCGGCTGAAGTGGGAACACTGGTGTCATTATCATTTGAACTTATTCCTTCTGACTCAGTAACTATTGCACTTGCTTTGAAGTTATCGACCTCTAAGTTCGATACAGTAACGCTATCAGCATCGACTGCGCTAAGAGTAGCGAGTGATCCTAACGATAGATCACTACGGACATTGCTTGCGGAGCGTCCCTCAAGACCATCAGCCGTAAACCTTGCAAACTGATCGTCACTTGGACTACCGTCGATTTTAACTGCATTCGTGTTAGATATACCAAATGTTAAAGTAGCTTGCTTACCATCAAGTTGAGTTTGAATATTTGATGTAACTCCATCTATGTAATCGAACTCCGTATTTGAAACACTACCTGCGCTGATAAGGTTTGCGTTCAATCTATTTGAAGACGTAATCGCATCTTGCTTTGCATTCCAAGTGCTTGCGCTGGAAATATAAGCGTCTGCTATCGCTGTCCCTGCCCATTCTCCCGCTGTAATAGAACCAAGGGAAGTTATATTACTAGACCCTCCCCAAGTAGAGAGCGCGGTATTTTCGACATTATTTAAGCTTAAGTCTGTTTTTACATCGCTTGTGGAGCGTCCCTCCAAACCGTTAGAAGTAAACCTCGCGTATTGATCATCAGCTACCGAAGCGCTGTCAATCTTTACCGCATTTGTATTTGAGATACCAAACGTAAGAGACGCTTGTTTCGCATCCAATTGTGTTTGTATGTTGGAAGTTACACCGTCAAGGTAGTCGAACTCCGTGCTTGTAACGTCTGTGGCATATAACGCTTCCAAATAGTCGATCTCCGCAGACGAAAGATTTTGAAGTTCAGCATCCAAAGATAAATCACCAAGCATGTCAGATACTGAACGGCTCTCAAGGCCAGCAGAGGTGAATCTAGCATACTCATCATCAGCAACGCTGGAACTGTCGATCTTTACTGCGTTAGTATTTGAGATACCAAAGGTTAGCGATGCTTGCTTTGCATCAAGTTGTGTTTGGATTGCGCTAGTAACTCCATTTAGATATCCGAATTCAGTATTAGATACATTACCATCAGAGCCAATTAAATTAGCATTTAATCTATTTGAAGCAGTAATATCATCTTGATACCTTCCATCAATATCGACAGTAACCGTTACTCCATCATTGCGACTCAATGTAATAACACCGTCTGATGTTCCAAAAGATGCGCCAGTAATGAAAGTGTTCGTGTCAGGAATTACAGTATTATCGACGTAATCTTTAACAGCAGCCGAGGTCGGGATTGTAGTATCGTTATCGTTAGACCCAATACCTTCAGACTCAGTTACGATTGTCGTCGCTTTAAAGTTATCGACCTCTAAGTTCGAAACGGTAACACTATCAGCATCAACCGCACTAAGAGTAGCGAGCGACCCTAACGATAGATCACTACGAACATTACTTGCGGAGCGTCCCTCAAGACCATTAGAGGTAAACCTTGCAAACTGATCATCACTTGGACTACCGTCGATCTTGACTGCATTCGTGTCAGCTATTCCAAACGTAAGGGATGCTTGCTTACCATCTAATTGCGTTTGGATATTTGAGGTTACTCCGTCTAAGTAATCAAATTCTGTGCTTGTTACATCAGTCGCGTATAATGCCTCTAAATAATCTATCTCATTGGCACTCAGGTTTTGAAGCTCAGTATTTAAAGAGAGGTCACCTAGTAATTCAGTGGCAGAACGTCCCTCAATCTTAGTCCCATCGACTTTGAGGAATTCATTGTCAGCCATCGCTCCATTTGATTGGAGAACATTATCAGTGGCAATTCCAAAAGTAAGCGAGTCTTGCTTTGCATCAAGTTGTGTTTGAATTGCACTGGTAACCCCGTCGAGATAATCAAACTCTGTATTGGATACACTACCTGCGCTGATAAGGTTGGCGTTTAACCTGTTTGACGAATTTATCGTCGCTTGTTTCGCATCTAATTGTGTTTGGATATTTGACGTTACTCCGTCTATATAATCGAACTCCGTGTTTGATACGCTACCAGCACTTATAAGATTAGCGTTCAATCTATTCGAAGAAGTAATTTCATCTTGATACTTTCCGTCAAGATCAACAGTAACCGTTGCTCCATCATTACGGCTTAAAGTAACAACCCCATCCGATGTTCCAAAAGATGCGCCAGTAACAAAAGTATTTGTGTCAGGGATTACAGTATTATCAACGTAATCTTTAACAGCCGCAGAAGTTGGAATCGTTGTGTCATTATCATTAGAAGCAATCCCCTCAGACTCAGTTACGATTGTTGTAGCCTTGAAGTTATCGACCTCTAAATTTGATACGGTAACGCTATCAGCGTCCACCGCGCTAAGAGTAGCGAGAGACCCTAATGAGAGATCACTACGGACATTACTAGCAGATCTTCCCTCAATTCCATTAGCGGTAAAGCGAGCATATTGATCATCACTTGGGCTACCATCAATTTTAACTGCATTTGTGTCAGCTATACCAAATGTTAAAGTGGCTTGTTTAGAATCTAGCTGGGTTTGGATTGCGCTGGTCACGCCGTCCAGATAATCGAACTCCGTATTTGATACGCTTCCTGCGCTAACAAGGTTTGCGTTTAATCTATTAGAAGCAGTAATTGCGTCTTGTTTTGCATTCCAAGTGGATGCGCTAGAAATGTAAGCATCTGCTATAGCAGTTCCCGCCCACTCTCCTGCCGTGATAGAACCAACAGTTGTTATATTACTAGAGCCAGCCCAAGTAGATAAGGCTGTGTTCTCGACATTATTTAAACTTAAATCGGTTTTTACTTCTGAAGTGGATCGCCCTTCTATCTTTGTTCCATCAACCTTAAGGAATTCGTTATCAGCCATTGTGCCATTTGACTGAAGGACGTTATCCGAGGCTATCCCGAAGGTAAGAGTATCTTGCTTAGCGTTAATTTGCGTCTGGATCGCACTGGTAACACCGTCCAGATAATCAAATTCCGTATTGGATACGCTACCCGCAGAGATAAGATTGGCGTTTAATCTATTGGAAGAGGTAATCTCGTCTTGATACCTTCCATCAAGATCAACCGTTACTGTCGCTGCGTCATTACGGGTTAAGGTTAAAACTCCATTGGAGGTTCCAAAAGCCGCACCCGTTACATAAGTGTTGGTGTCAGGGATAACAGTGTTATCCACATAGTCTTTAACAGCAGCCGAAGTTGGAAGGCTTGTGTCATTATCGTGAGAGCTAATTCCTTCTGACTCAGTAACTATTGCGCTATCTTTAAAGTTATCAACTTCAAGGTTGGATACAGTTACACTATCAGCATCTACCGCACTCAGTAAGGCTAGTGACCCCAAGGACAAATCACCTCTAACATCAGAGGCAGAACGACCTTCGTAGGTAGTTCCATTTACCCTAACAAAATCATCATCAGAAAGACCACCACCACCGACCTTGGTTACATTACCTGATGAAATACCAAAAGTAAGTTCTTCTTGATACCTACCATCTAGATCAACAGTAACTGTTCCTGCATCGTTTCTAGTAAGCGTTAATACTCCATCAGATGTTCCAAAGGCTGCACTTGTTACATATGTATCACTACTTGACGGAGAGTCTCCTGATAACAAATAAGGAACGCCACCTAAAGTCAGGCGATCTCCATGACTGCTGCTACTTCCCTTTGCATCTCCGTTTACTAACAAATAAGGAGTTACTGAATTTTTAGATTCAACCTTTAAACAATCGAAAACAGTGAAGCATCCATTAACCTTTTGATTTGTTACTTCAGATCCCGCATTATACACAATGGGGTCACGACCTAAAGCAATAGAGGGTAACGTGTAGGGGCCACTCCTAAACTTTTTCCCAGCTTTTCCCGCATGGTTTCTAGGAACCCAAATATAATAATAGGGAACATCAGATTTAACCCCAGCAGATCTTGGTATTTCAAATTTCTGAATTTTAGTTTGCTGAACTTCAAAACGTTTAATTAGATTTTTAGCGTTTAATGGTATGTTTAAGTTTTCTGATGCAGACTGATATCCATATAATTCTAGATATTGTATATCTGCCCAAGCCTGATGATCAAAAGTTACAGTAGCCTCCACAATCCCTTTTGATTTTTGGGTTGTGTTAACTGTTTGATGGTTGGTTAAATCTTTTGCATTTGATTCTGATGCAGGTGGTGCGTGAAAATTAGATGGAGACTGGTCTGTGAAGGTGCCAGCAGAATCCTTCCAAGTAATGCTTTTAATTTCAGGAGGATCATTATTATAAAGAAAATAAATTCCTGTAAATGTAGAGCCATCATCGGCTGCTCCTCTCCATCTAATTCCAAAGTCTTTTGTGTCATCTGCAAAAGCGTTTCTTAGATCTTCGTTTGTAACAGTGACTGTTGTGCTCTGATAATCTGTTTTCCAGTTTTCAACAACAGTGGTTACAGGACTTGGCGGAACAGTGGTTAAATCAATACTTAATCCTCCAGAAATAAATGGAGAAGTCTCCATGTTATTTACTGGATTACCACCTCTGTCGATTATTCCGACCCTGACGGTGGGTGTGCCAACATAAATACCACTTCCACTTTGTGTTCCTGTGTTGTATACCGCTTTAAATTGGTGTCTTACTTTATCTGTGGTAAAACTTCCTGTATAATAACCGCTTGTAGTCCAAGCGCTTGCATTAGTCCCCACTCCAACAAGACCCGAAGTCATAGTTGAAATGCCAGCAGCCCCTGTTACTCTGGCATATAAACCATGAAAATAATCAGTATTTGCGCTTAATGGCTGTAGTCCCGCTCCAACGCCAACTGTGCCAGAGTATCCTATCCCCGTTCCTCTTACATCTCCACTAGTTGCAGACTCATTTAGAATGTAGGTTCCTGCACCCCCTGTTGGATAGAGAGGACTAAAAGTAATATTAGGTATGTCGGCAGGAAGGAGAATTTCCTTGAGGTTTCCCGTGCTTTCTGACATTGCCACGACAAAACCATCATGTATACCAGATGGACTGGAAGCATCATACCAAGCTCCACCATTTTTTAAGTTTTCTACAGCAGAGACATATCCACTTTCATAATAAGGGGTAAATCCAGAGGAAGTGGTTTGTAGGTTATATACTCCTGTAACAGCCATGATTAAAAGTTAGGTAATATTTCCACTGTTTCAATTTGAGTGACGTTAGCGTTTATTTCTTGAGGAATCAAAAGAACGGGAATAGTTGAATACTGAGAGTCAAAATATGCATTTTCTTCAAAACCTTCTGCTCCCCCATTTCCTAGTGCCTTCACATTAAGAGTATATACACCAACTGTCTCCAAGGAGGTAAACAGGATGCCAGTTGTATCTTCTACTGTCATCTCTACCTCTCTTCCTCCTGGGCCTTGTAAAACAGCCCCGTATCCTGTGGATCTATTTGCGGGATTTGGATCAGTAAACGAACCGCTAATATAAAAAAGCCCTTCTAAAAGACCTGTTGTCGCCGCAAGATTTTCTGGTGCTGAGAGGTTCTCAAATGTTATGCCATTTATAGTTGTTCCGACTTGATAAGCGAAAGTATTAGGTAATGTTTCAATGCTTACGTCATTTTCTATTAGATTAAATTTACCTGTTTCATATAAGGTAGCGTTTACTACAAATTCATTAGGGTTTTCTTCTTTGATATCTAATATTTTATATATAGATGGACTTGCGTCTTTAATAAGAAACTTACAAGGACTCCCCACTCTAAGACGAGAGAGAACCTCAGGTTTATCCAATCCAGATATCAAAGTTCCATATTCTTGAATTATTGAACTTCCTGTCACACTTAAAGTAGTAACTTGAGATGGCGAAATAACCTTTATTTCGTCATCTAAAATACCGTGAGTCAATGCATTTAACTCAGGGACTCCTCCAGAAAAAACATCTGCAAGGAAATTGCCCCCAGCACCCCTTCTGTTAGGAACAGATGGATCGTAATCATCAAGTGTAGTTAGCTTTCTTTCTAAATCTGTAAGAGAAGTGAGTCCTGTCTCTGTCGCAATATAGTAAGATTTTGATTCATCAGTGTGGGAACCTGTAGCAAATGTCCATCCAGTAAATTGATTATTAAAGAATAATATAGCCCTTGTTTCTGGATCAGTTTGATCTCCCGTATAAAGAGCATATTGTTGTTTTGCTGATGGTAGGTTTCCACCCGCTACACTAGGATCGGGGCTTCCTACGTTAGTGTATCCCGCTGTGTATCCAGAAAATCCATAAAATCCAGTAAGGTTATTAGTGAAAAAACTAGCGCTTCCTGCATGGCCAAAAGGTTGTATGGTTTTATTAATGCAAATTTGATTAATTTTTCTTTCCCTTACCCTCTCTGCAATTTCTGCTGTTTCTTTTATGGTGTCCACCCCTGTTGGATCGTAAACCATAAGTTGTCCAGTCATTTTGGAATCAATAAATTTATTGGTTACTCTTATTAACTCGTTATCTGGATCAACATCCAGTATCTTGCCAAAGTTTTGTAAATTTGTTTTTAATTCATCCTCAATAAAAACCAGATCCCCAGGTTGGCATAGTAAGGTTGGCAAACCCGCTGTAAAAGCTACCGTTTGATTTTCGATGGTTTTATGGAACATGTGGTGCATTCCTGCTCTTCTCGCCATCGCCCGAGATGTTAATCCGACCCCTTCAATTCGGGTTTTAAATACCCCCCTGCTTTTAATGTCTTTTTCATTTTCTACCACCTCAACCTTTGGCTCATAAGCCGAAAATCTATCATTATAACTTACTTCGATAGTATTGAATGTTTCATCTCTTCTATGGTTGGAGTAAGCAAACTGACCATCCTTAACGCTTTCATTGGTTATCAAATTAACAGGGGTTCTAGGTCTGTCATCAACGAAACTTACCTCATTGCTTCCAAAAAATACACTACCCCTAAAGAGGCTTACTATGGTATTAATCGCATCGTAAATTTTTTGCCCTTGATCGAAAACAATGTTGCAAGAAAATCTAGGCTCCAAGCCTCCATGTCCATCTGACACCCCCTGAAAGACTCCCTCTTCGTTTACTGCATCACAGAAACGTGCAATTTTATAGAGTTGCCATTTATTAATTGTGCTTTCTTCTATTTGTTGCCCTAAGCCATATCTTTTACTTGTTAGCAGATCATAAAGAATCCATGCTGGATTATCAGTCCACTCTAACTCGTCCTTAAATCTCCCATCCCAATCGCCTACATAAACTCTTTTTTTGTCTACTGACGCTTTGTCATAGCTATTAGCATCAGGCCAGTATCTCCTGTCAAAACCATTAGAGCCTATAGGGAAATAATTAGTGGGAACTTTTACCTTTTTTAATTTACAGTCAAAAGATCTAGCAGGAGGACTTTCAATAGAACGGGAGTCATATTTTGTTCCAATAACCGCAGAAAAAGGATAAGTTAAGTTACAGTTGATTATTTCGGTAATTTTTTCTAGATTAACATCACGATGCAGTAAAACAGAGTTGGTCTCTGCTGATAATTTTGTGACAGCAACATATCTGTTATAAAAAATTTCATTCTCATCACCACCCCCTGCAAGGGGAATCCCATCGTTATCAATTGCTCTTACAGGTGGCAATTTGATGGGTTGATTAATCATATTACTTGACTCTCCCTCTGAATTCCAATCTGCACCTTGAGCTTTAATCCAAGTGTAATCAGCGGGATCGCTAGATGGGTTACCTAAATCCACCAAGGTTTTACTATTAACAAGTGCTACAAATTTATAGACTCGACTTGAATTCACCTCAGGCTCTTTTTTTCCGTTTCTTGGATCAACGTAACCAACATCTATTTGGACAGCCAGTAACGCTGGGTAGCTTGTCGCAGGAGATAATTTTCTTGCATCCTCTTCGGGTTCATCTGCCAATTCATCAGGCTCCGTCTCTTTATGAAGAGTATCCTTGAGCATGTTGATAGCTAAAGTTACAAAAATTTCATCTACATTAGGATTATAAACTGTATGAATAACAGGGGTTGCTGGCTCATTGAAATTGGGGGTTAACCCTTTAGCCCAATCACTATAATTTAAGTCTTCTCCGTCTACTGTCCGAATATCCTCACTTCCCTCACCCCTAATATTTCCCTGTTTGTTGAAAGAACGCGGCGAAAGCATTTTTCTATCTGCCCTGATCCTCATCACCTGTTTACCCCTTGTAAATGGCCCATAAAGCTTAGCATTGTAGAATTTATCTATATTTACTCTATTAAAGAACCTAAATGGTGCCTGTCCCTCCTCCCCATACTTTACTTCTGCAAGAACATTAGAGTAGTTATACTTCATTTTTGAGACATCAGGAATAGCATCGCTGGAAGTAACTACTGAAGGAAGAGTGCCTATTGTATTTCCTTGAACTGTTTTATACTTTAATGAAGTTATTCTAGATAAAACTCCACCAATCCCTTGTTCAATGGTTATAGGATCTCCATTCTCGTCTTCAGATTCAAAAGTTTCCCCGTCGATACATTCCGCATAAAGATTCATCCTAGCATCATAACCGTCATAGAAGTTGGGCTGGCTGGTAGTATCAATCAGGGTCTGAAATTCATTTTTCCCCTGACTCACTCCATTATTACATGGAAAGCTTATTAAGTAAAAACCCCTTAAATACCCCGTTAATTTCCCATTGTTGTCAACACCTGGGACCATAAAATCATGAACCTGAAAGAGTTTGTTGTGCTTCGCGGAAAGAACTGACAAATCTATGAAGTCGCTAGTCTCAAAGCGAAAACTATGAGGGATTATTCTAAAGTATTGATAAACATCATCATCTACGTCATCATAAGCTGCTGGAACCATTTCATCAATAACAGGAAGGTTTTGTAATCCCTCTTGTAAAACAGTCTTATCAGGTCGATAAACCATAATCATGTTATGGTTCTCTGCGGGGGACGTTATTATGATCCCGTCTCCAATATTATTTAAATAAGTTTTTAATTTATCAAAAACAGAGTTAACATTTACAGTATAAGGATCACCATCAAAGAATCCTATATCTCCCATAATTGGCTCTAATGCTTGAGCAGATAAATATGCCTGATAGAGACCACCCTCATCCTTTCTTGCTATTCCGTCATTATATTCTTCTATTAGGTCAATAACTTCCCTAAGTAATATTGTCGTAAGCTTTGAGGCGCTTGAGTCCCTACCGAACCAGCTTACACCGCGCCGAGTCCTTCCCCCAAAGAAAGATAATTGACTTTGATCGGCATCACCATCGGTGGCTAAATTTCCAGGCACATGATGGTCATTAACCCTTCGGCTTCCTGCTCGTCCTGCATCCAGCCTTGGACCTAGAAACATTGATCCCCACACATCAGTTCCGTATCCAAATAAGAATTTATAATTATTTGTTCCTTCAATATTACCAACATACTCGCCCCCAACTGGATTTAATGGGTCAGACTCAGAG